TGTAGATTGTTGCTCCAGCTACTACCCTCCACCCAATAGGAGATTAAAATGCAGATAACAGTAAGTAAAATAAATCCACCTCGACCTGGCGACCCAGAAAAAGGTTGGAAACCAACAAAAAACTATCAGATATTTGACGAATCTTCGACTAAGTTTTTAGCTAGTCAAGATAAAGGTATAGGTAGTGTGCAAGTAGGAGATGTTATTGAGATACAAACTAGCCAACCTGATAGATATGGTAATGTTTATATCCAATCATTTGAGCCTAGCAATGTAACCGACATTAATCAGGATATGCAAAAAATAAAACAGACGTTTCCTGATTCTAAAGTGGTTAGTAATTACTCTACAGTACAACCTAATAATGATAAACCTTCTATGACAAATAAAGATTACTTAATAGTGTTGCAAAGTTGTGTAAATAGACAAGCTAATTGGACACCTACACAAAAATTAAAATTTATTTTAGATAATTATTTTAATGGTGTAGTAGCAACGCATAAAGGACTAGATGAAGGGAATAGCTTTTAATGCCTATTACTGCAAAATCTGCGAAGGCAAAAGGCTCTAAACTAGAAAAAGAAATAGTAGATGACCTAAAAAAAGACTGTAAATGGGAAGCTAGGAAGCAACCAGGTAGTGGTATATTTCGAGACTTCCCACACGATTGTAGTGCTACTTCTCCAACTGGCAGAAAATACATTTTTGAAGCAAAGAAACATAAAAATGGTTACAGAACTGGAGATAGACAAAAAGGTCAAGCTGATTTTCTAGTAATACAAGCAGATAGATCAACCAGTAAGGTATATATGGAATGGTCTATGTTTAAAGAGTTATGTTTAGAAATTTATGAATTAAAAAATAAAGTTGATAATTTAAAGGAGCAACTAAATGACAAAGAAACAGACACAAAATAGTTTAATTTTAAAACATTTACAAGAAAATGGTAAAATAAATCCTCTCGAAAGCCTCAATTTATACGGATGCTTTCGTTTAGGAGCAAGAATATTTAATTTAAGACAAGAAGGTCATAATATAGAAACAGTAAGAAAAAAGAATGGTGTTAAAGGTAATACTTTTGCTGAATATATTTACAAAGGTGATGGTAAACAAATGGATATAGAAGATGCCATTAAAAGTTCTTGATTTATTCTCAGGAATAGGTGGGTTTAGTTTAGGTTTAGAATCCACAGGGTATTTTGAGACTGTTGCCTTCTGTGAAAAAGATGAGTTTTGTAAAAAAGTTTTACAGAAGCATTGGTCTCAATTAAAAATATATGATGATGTAAGGAGTTTACATGACACAAAAATACAAGCAGATGTCGTTACTGGAGGTTTTCCCTGTCAGTCATTTAGCCAAGCAGGATTACAAAAAGGCAGAACAGACGATAGATGGCTCTGGAATGAAATGTTTGATGTTATTAAGCAAGTCAAACCGAGATGGGTTATTGGGGAAAATGTGCAAGGCATTATTAACATTGAAGAAGGCATGGTACTCCGACAGGTGCAAAATGACTTGGATAGTGAAGGTTTCAAAGTCCAATGTTTCATTATTCCAGCTTCAGGTATCGGTGCTTGGCACAACAGAAACAGAGTATGGATTCTTGCCAACTCCGAACACAATGGACCATATAGACAGAAAAGGAATGAGACCTTCGAGAGCAGCGACAAACAGAAAGACAGGGTATTTATCAGAGATGATAAAGATGTATCCAACACCAACAGCATCAGACATAGAAGGGGGAACAGCACCAGATGTGCAGATGAAGAATGGACATTTCTACCGAGAGAACAAGAAGGGGGAGAGATGGGGAGTAAAATTGAGAGACGCAGTAATGTACCCAACTCCGAGTACGAGGGACTACAAAGGAGGAAGTGGAACAATAAAAGAAAAAAATGGCAAATATTATCGACAAAGCAACAAAACAGGAACAAAGTACGGAGTAAGGTTAGATGCGTTGATGGAATACAAAGAAAAAATGTTACCAACACCGACAAACAGCGAACACAAGTACAGGCTAAAGGGAAACAGTCAAGCATCAAATTTTCTGGAAGCAAAAGCAAGGAAACATGGTGGGAAACTGAATCCAGAGTTTGTGGAGTTCCTGATGGGGTATCCTATGGGGTGGACAGAGATAGAGCCAAAAGAATAAAGGCTTTAGGTAATTCTATAGTGCCACAGATAGCTAGACAAATAGGATTAGCAATTATGGAAGCAGAAAATGATAACTAGAGAATGGTTACTAAGTAGACATCATAGTGGTAAGTATTTATGCCCAGAGTGTAGTCATTCAAGAAAGAATAAACACGATAGATGTTTAAGTGTAACGATTAAAACAGAAGGTGTGGTGTATTATTGCCACCATTGTAACGCAAAAGGAGGAGAATTTTATGACCAAACTAACAGCAGAAGTAATACAGTTCGCAGCACAGAGGGGGATAAGCCAGAAAACTCTCGAAGATTTAAGGGTACAAGCAGGAAAAGGGTCATATGGTGATAGAAACTTAGAAAGCATTGTATTTGGTTACTATAATTTAGAAGGTAAAAGAGTAAATTATAAAGCTAGAGCCATATCAGAAAAGATATTTAAACAAGAAAAAGGTGGCGAACAAAGATTTTACAATTTAGATAATGTTTTGAACTCTAATAAGTTAAAAAACAACACTATCTTTATTGTAGAAGGAGAAATGGATGCACTAGCACTCTATGAGGGAGGTTTTGATATAGATTCTATCCTAAGTGTGCCAACAGGTGCTGTAGCATCACCTACAGAGCAACCAGAAGCATCTAGGAAGTATCAATATGTATTAGATGCACTAGACCAAGGTTTAGACCAAGCTAATTGTTTTGTATTGTTGACAGATGCAGATGAACCAGGATTAGCATTACGTCAAGACTTAGCTTCGATACTAGGTCATGGTAAATGTAAGTATTTTGATTGGGATGGTGTTAAAGATTGTAATGAAGCCTTACTTAAATGGGGTAAAGATGATTTAAAATGGACAATTAATGAAGGATTATGTGATTATCCATTAGAAGGTATTTATTCTTTAGATGATATACCACAACCTGCAAAGATTAAGTTGTTTAATCCTATGTTTGGATGGAATGATAAGGTTATGCTTGGTATGGGTATGGTGTCTGTGCTTACTTCATTTCCTGGACATGGTAAGACTTCTTTTTCTACACAGTTATGGACACAAATTGCCAAAGAATACAAGATTAATATAGGTATGTACTCTGGAGAAACTAGGGTGCGACCATATATACAACGTAACATTAGAACATTTTATAATAAAAAATTAGAATGGGAGCAAACAGATGAAGAAAAAAATGAAGCTGATAATTTTATTAGAAAACACTTTGTATTTCTTAATCATCCTAATAACAGTCCTGACTTTGACTGGATGTGTGATAGGATACAAGATATGAAATCTAGGTACGGAATTAGTGCCTTTATACTCGACCCTTGGAATAAACTAAATACACCTGAGTTTGGTAAAATGTCTGAAACATTATGGATAGGTAAGTGTTTAGACCATCTTACTACTTTAGCTAAACTATTAGATATACATATTATGATACAGGCACACCCTGCTAAACCAGATATGAAAATGGGTAACTCTGCACCGACTGCTTATCAGATTGCAGGTTCTGCTCATTGGTTTAATAAACCAGACCATATATTTAGTCTTTGGCGACCTAAGTTTGAGAATGAAGATGGGTCAAGATGCACAGAAAGTTTATTAACTGTTTGTAAAACTCGTTATGAAGAGTTAGGATATCCAAGAGTATTAGATATACAAATGAATTTAGATAATGGTTGCTTTGAATCATACGAAAAAGAGAAGCCAGAAAAGAAAAGTAAGATAGTAAAACATTGGAACGATTTAGATGACTAGGAGGTCAACATGGAATTTTTAATTATGTATACAATAATCTATACCTTTATAGGTTTACAGAACTCAGGAATATTATAGTGGGTAAATTTGTTATTAACTATGTAATGGAGTTTGAAAAAAGACCTAGCAAACATGAAGTAGAAGGAAGGTTATGGAATTTATTAGCTAAAGGTTTTGTTTTAAGAACAGTAGAAGAAAACGATTATTATGTAACTAAAAAAGAAGTAAAGGAGAAAAAATAATGACAGATATAAAAGAATATGTAGAAAATTGTCTTAAAGAGGACAAATTAATTATAAAATGTGAATACATACCACATCCATATCACCGATTTAATATAAAAGTAACTAATGTAGATGAAATAATAAAATGGAGAAAAAGAAACGGAATTACACAAAAAGATATGGTAAAATCAAACATTTTAGGAATAAAATTAAGAGCATATCAAATATTAGAAGCAGATAAAAACCCTTTACCACTTATGGTAATTAAATATATAAAACAACTTGGTCATATAGGGTTAGAATTTGTTGAGGAAGATAATGCCTAAAATAGCAACATTAGATGATTACAAAGTAACTACAGCTCATGGAAAATTACTTTATAATATTGGTAAAAAAAATAATTTAACCATTCAAGATTTAGCTAAAGAATTATCTTGTTCTGTAGTTTATATAAGGTCTATTTTAAAAGGAGATTTTATTTTATCTTCTGATAAATCAATGTTACTTAGAAAAAAATATGAAAGAGAGAATATATGAAATGGTTAGAAGGAAACCAATAAAAAAAGATAATACCAGTAGCCACTGGAAGAAACTTATACATTTAAAAATGTGTAGCTTTTGTGATAATGCAGCAGTTCATTATCATAAATTAAAATTTTACTGCAAACAATGTTATGAAAAATTAATTAAGGAGATAAAATGATTATAGAAAAGATTATGAAAGAAAATAAAATGAACTTAACCCAAGTATCAAAGGAATTAGAAATATCTAAATCTTATACAAGTATGCTTTTATCAGGTGATAGAAGAGCTAGTATAAATTTACTTAAAAAAATTAAAGGTAAATATAAATATTCTTGGAATACAATTATGGAGGAAGTATGAAAGAGAAACTATTTTATTTTCCATTTTACCCTGCTGATTGGTTAGCAGATGTCTCTGTATTAACTTTAGAAGAAAAAGGTGCATACATAACTTTAATTAGTACAATGTATCTCCAAGAGGATTGTAGTGTGTTTAAAAGGCATATACAGAATATATTAGGCATACAAGATAAAAGAAGGTTTGATAGAATAATGACTAATGTATATCCTTTGCTTATAGATAACGGAGAAAAAGTAACACAAAAAAGAATTAAAGCTATAAAAAGTAAGATACAAGATATTTTAGTAAAAAAGAGTGAAGGTGGTAAAAAGGCTATGCAAAGAAGGTGGAGTAAAAAACCAAAGGTGTATGTAAATAAAAAGATAGATAAGTTTTCATCTATAAGTGCTGCTGATAGAGCTAGAAAGATGTTAAATAATGGATATGAATAGTACGAACTAGAGTATCAACCATAATTTGTAGTAATTTATCCCCATAACACTATTAACAGTCATGTTTGTTTTAAAAGCTCTAGTTCGTTTTTTTATTATATAAATACTTTTATAAGAATCAATCTTTTTCTATTATCCAATTTTCTTTCATTAATTTATAATCTAAATATAGTTGAGTATCAGCATACCCTCTTCCTTCTGATAAACAAATTAAATAATATTTTGGCTCATATAGTTTGCAAGAAGTTTCATCTCCTTCTACTGGATGAGCTAATACAAACTTTATAGTTATACCTATAACTACTACAACAAATAAAACTATTGCTATACCTATCATAGCCATTCTTACCATATCATACATTTCTTTTTGTTTTTTTAATTTTTTTGCTTTTGCTTCTTTTACTGCTTGTTTATGTTTGTCTATTCTTCTTTTACGTTCTTCTAAAATATATGCCCAAGTACCATGACCAAACCTATGGTCAATTAGTTGTTTCATTTCATAAAGTTGTTCTTGTGCTAATCTTGCATCTATTATTTCTTTAGCTACGTTTTCAGTTGCAAAATGGTCTAAATTTTTTGAATCTCTTTGTTTAATTACTTGTTGTTGACCATTTAAAGCTTTATCTACATGGCTTATAATATCACCGACATCTTGTATTGTAGCTATATTTGTTTTGATAAAGTCTACTGATTTTTTTACTAATGCTATACCAGTTAATACAGCAGTTACTGGCTCAACCATTGTTCTTCTCAATGAACCTATCAAGTTTGTTTTCTATTCTTAACACTAACTCCTTGATTTCTTTAGTTTCATTGTGAAGTTCGGATTTTGTAGCATAATCTTCTCTAGTTCTATTTAAAAGTATTTGTAATCTATTTACTTCTGAAAACAGCTTAGAAAATGCCCATGCAAATGGTCCTAAAACCACAGTTATAATTACATTCCACATCATCATAGGGTCAAGATTCATACCACTCACCTTTTCTCATCATTTGTGATAATCTTATGGCTCTTTGACCTACCTGCTTTGCCCATTTAGAATCTAACATTTCATTTGCTGCTTTTTCCCATTCTTCGTTTTGTATTGCTGCAAATGTTTTTACCCATGTATTTGCATTAAACCTTGTAACACCCATATTAAACACCATATCTAATATAACAGCTTGTCTAGGTTCATTTAACTTTTCTAAAAAACTCCAATGTTCTACTTCTTTTAATATTCTATCTATATCGTTTTGTAATAAATATTTAGCTTCATCTTCTGTTATACCTACATCTTCTAAATTACGACCAACTCCAATTGTTGTTTTATCTGCTGTGCATTGATATGGTTTTAATTCTAATCCTTCATGTAGCATCAACATATCTAATAATTTTTCTCTAACCATTATTTATTTCCTGTTTTAAATTTTTTAGTTATATACATTACTACAGCATATACAACTATGGCATATATAGTAGCTATAGCTATATCTACAGGGTGTTCTCTCATATCATAAATAAACTGAATACCTACTTCTAAATCTGTTTTACCACCAGAATCTATATGGATATTCTTAGTACCCTCAAAGTTTTCTATTGTTTGTTCTATTTTCTAACTCCATTGGATTTAGTATCTACTTTTTTTATTTTATCTAGACTACGTAAACCACCAATACCTAACATACCTAATAATAAAGGCATCATCACAGACATATCAGCTTGTGGTATAGTTATACCAAATCCACTACATATAGGAACTACCATAAAGTTTATACCTAATGATAACGCACATATCCAGCCAACAAGAGGTCTCCAACTTGATTGAAACCAGTTACCTTTAGCTTCTTCTGTATTAAGTTTAATTTGTGCTAAAGCTAATTGTTGTGCGTGTTCATCTGCCATTGTAGCTAGTTTATGAGCTAACTCTGCTTTCTTGTCTTTGTCTTGTATAAACTTACCAAGAAGTTTAGTTGCTGGTGCTATAAGTGCTGTAATAGCCATAATACCTCCTAATCGGCACTAAATGTACCTAGGCTACTCCATAAAGAACCAGGAACTGTTGTGCCATTTTGTTTGCCTAATTGTGCCATAGATTGATTTACATTTATAAATGGTCCTTTACCCCAACTAGATACATCCCATTGTGCATTATCCCAAGAACTACCCTGTGCATTTGTGTAAGCTAACATTCTTTCAGAAAATGTACCTGTGGTTATACCTGCTTCTTCAAAAGTTTTCATCCAATCTTCATTGTATGTACCTTCTGTATCTGAAGCATCTCTACAACTTTTTTGTCTTAGTGATTGTTGTGTCATGGTGTAAATGTACCCATACTAGAATAGTTTGCATCATCTTGGTCTACTGCTAATGCTTGTAATGCTTTATTTAAATCTGTATGAGAACTACTTAATTTATCATTTATGTAAGCTAGTAATCTTTCATTATAAGTTCCTGCACCAATACTTCTAGCATTAAATAAAGCTAACCAATCTTCATTAAATGTACCTGTAGTAGAGGTAACTCCTCTTACAGATGCTTGTTTTGCTTCTGAATTTGTAGCCATTATTTATCCTTTCTGGGTCTACCCCTTTTTTTAGATTTGCACTTACAAAATTTACCAAATAATTTTTCAATTATTTTTTTTATTCTATTTTTAATACCCATATTTGATTATCCTCATCCCATGTGTAAAATTTACCATCACTAGGATAAGCAACTGGTGCATCCCAGAGACAGGTTGTTTCATTTAATGTCCAACTATTATAAGGTTTTGGTGGTATAAAAGCATCTTTAGTAGAATCATAATCATAACCAATAGCTGCATAATTTTTTCTTAATGGTGTGCCACCTAGCTTATGTACTCCTCCATACGTATTGTAAGATGTTTGTACCCATGTACCTGATAAAGTGTCTATAAATGGTTGTTCAGCTACTATTACATTAGTAACTTTACCATCTATAACTTCTGCAAAATGTGCCATTATAATTCATACCTTATTATTATAATTCCTGAACCACCAGCTCCTGAAGCATCTCCTGTGTCGTGACCTCCACCACCTCCACCTGAACCTGTGTTTGCAGTTCCTCCTGATAATTCACCATTTGAACCATATGTTCCGTTACCATTAGCAGCTCCTCCATGACCACCTCCACCAGTACCTCCAGCACCACCTCTGCCAGAGTTGTTAAAGTTGCCACCTGAACCTCCTCCAGCTGCATAATATCCTGAATCTGCTCCTGTAGAAGTTGCTGTTGCCCATGTTGAAAAAGAATTATCGCCATTACCACCTACTGAACCATCACCACTTCCTGAACTATTTGCTCCAGCAGCACCTTTACCACCTCCACCACCACCAGAACCATTATTACCAGCACCACCATCACCTCCAGCATTACCTTGTCCTGAAGTACCAGCAGCACCACTTCCACCTTTTCTACCAGCTCCACCACCACTACCACCAGTAGCTTGACCACCTGAAGCACCAAATCCACCTTTACCACCTCCAATAGAGGTAGTTCCATTAAAAACAGAATTAGCACCACTATTACCAGTTGTACCACCAGAGGATGCAGCTGCACCTCCAGCTCCTACTGTTACTGTAATAGAACCAGAACTTAATGTTGCAGAAACACTTTGCATACCTCCTGCTCCACCACCACCTCCGTGGTCTGAACCTCTACCTCCAGAACCACCACCAGCAATAATTAAATATTCTGCATCTAAAGTACCTCCAGATACAGTTAGTGTTCCTGATGAAGTAAATGTATGATATCTAAAACCTCCAGCATCAGCTTCTGTTCCTCCTGATGCAGTTGCTGCCCCTACAGCTCCTGAAGAACCAAACCCTAATACGTTATAACCAAATCCTGTCATGTTTAATCCTTTTTTTATGCGTCATTTGCTGCATCAGTTGTAAAGAATAATTTAATACCTAATAATTTAGCATCTGCTGTTAAACTATCAGCAGAAACATCTCTCATTATTTGAAAAAATACATACTCATCTGTACTTGGTGAACCAGCAATAGTTATTGCACCACTTTCTGCTGTAACTGCCAAATCATTTGATGTTCCACTCATTGCTTTTGCTGTAGGTCCTACTGCTGTACCAAATGCTGTGTTTAAGTCACCATTATCAGCTAAAGCTACTGCATTTAATACAAAAGCTGTTGTTCCTGTATTAGTAGAAGCTGCTGTAAAAAATGCTTGAAAAGTTACTGTACCTTCATTCCATGATTTAGGAAAAGCTACTGCAAACTGTGCAAATTCATCTGAATCTTTATCAAAATCTAATGTTTTAATTTCAGGACCATTACTTAGTTCTGTTTGTGCTAAAGCAGCACACCCATTTGTAGTATTAGGATACATAGCAACTGCTGGAATCCATATAGTTTCTTTTCCTACTTTTTTAATAGTGCTATCTACACTTACTGTTACTGTATCAGTTGCACCCACTACAGTATCAATTCCTGTACCACCTGCAATATCTAAAGTGTTTCCATCTACTATACTTTGGTTACTACCACTATCACCAGTAAGAGTAAATGAACTCATAGAACCTGCTGATGTGCCTAATTGTGATATCATCTGAAAAGATGTACCATCATAAATTACAGATATAATTGCATTTTCTTCTATATCACCAGCTGCTGGGTCTTGGTCATTTCTTTTTTTAATGTTTTTTGTACCAAGTGCATTTACATTTAAGGTAGATGCTCCTGTGTTAGTGTTACCTGCTTTAAAATGAAATACTTGTCCTGCTACATACGCAGTTACTGCTGGTGTTAGAGCTATTGCATAAGCATTTGCACTACCACTATCAGATGCTTGGAATATTAATCCACCATCTTGTATCTGCCCAGCATTTACTCCATCTGTATGTGCTGTACCATCAGCTAATGATGTTATTTTTTGACTACCTAAGTTAGCTGAACCTGTAAAAGCATTACTTCCATCTTTGTTAATAGCTTGGTTAATACCTGTTGCTAAATCTTGGTCGTGGGTATCGTGTCTATCTGCAACAATCTTTGTTCCTGCATCTCTGTTACTTTGCCAAATCTGAGTACCTGTAAATACTCCATCTGACCTTGTGTATGTTCCTCCTGACCAACCCATAATTGTTCTCCTTTCGTTCTTTTTATCTTATATTTGTTTATAAATCAATATTTTATTAGTTTCTCTTTTAATTTCTCAAAGAATTAATTAAATTATCTTTAGTAAAATCATATATTTGTCTAGGTCTATCCTCACTAGAGCCTACTGTTGATAAACCACCAAATAATCTATTTTGTGCAGCTAGTCTAGCTAATAATTTAGCTTTATCTTCATCTGATAATATAATTCTACCTTTAGCTGCTCTATCTAATATTTCTTGTATTTTTACTGGATTAGTTTCTAATAATATATCTGCCATAGCTTCTCTATTAGGAGCTGTTGGTTTAAAAGTTGAAAAACCTTCATCAGCTTGTCTAGCAAATGCACCTATTCTTCCTGCTAGTCCTAACATTTGTGCTACTTGACTACCTGTAGCTATATAAATTAAATCATCAGCAAAATTCATTTGTGTCATTATTTCTGCTGTTGGACTTCCTCCTAAAACTTTATTAGCAGTATTACCCATTTTAGCTTCTGTTTTTAAAAACTTAACAAAAGTTTGTAATTGTCTTTTTCCTTCTTTTGAATCTCCAAATAACATTTTTAATGATTTTTGATAACTAGGAGTTTTTAATAATTTTCTTATTATAGTTTGAGGATTTACAGAATTTTCTAACATTAATTCTATTTGTTTAGTAGCACCTAATATAAATGCTGATTTTCCATCTGTAGTTAAATTTTCAATTCTATTTTCAAATAATTCAGGGTCTTTATTAGGACCACCTTTCATAAAACTTTTACCTAATTCCATAGCTTCTTTTTGTTTTTCTAAACCACCCCAAGCATTTCTAGCTGCTTTATATTCTGGAACTTTTGAATCTACTAAATTTAAAAATCTATTTCTTAATTTTAAAATATTTTGAGCTTCTTCAGATTTTAACATTAATCTTCCTGTAGTTTTATCTCTGAATTTTTCTAAAACAGAATCTATACCTTTTTTAATTATATCTGCTTGTTTTACATTAAACCTATTGGAAATTAATCTAACCGAACCATTAGCATCTACAGCAAAAAAACCTTCTAATAATTTAGGGTCAAAATCTGGGTCTATTCTCATATCATTGTATGCTTTATTGTAAGCTCTTTGCATATAAGGATTATTTTTTAGTAAATTTCCTAATGAATCAGAATCTTTATACATAATAGGTATATCTTCTATTTTTTTATAAATATTATCGGATACCCCTTTTTGTTTTAACATTAAATTATCATAAGAATCTTTGTAAGTTCCTTTAATATTAAATAATTTTTTTGTAGTATTTGTTACTCTATCGTTAATTTTTTCATTTCTTTTAGTTAAAAATTCATCAATTTTTTGCCTAGCTTTTCCAGGATATTTTCCTATTATTCTTAATTTATCTTCTGCATTTATTCCTATACTTTCTGCTAAAGTAAGACTTGGAGAATCTTGTTTTGCTGACATTATACTACTAGGAGTTGCTACATCATCACTTATAATTTTACCTAATTGTTTTTCTGCTGAAGATAAAGGTTTTTCTCCTTGAGTTCTTCCTAATAAATTTTTTGCTTTATCTATTGCAGCTCCTCCTAATTTAGTAGCAGCTGTTAATCCTCCATAAAAAGCAGGAGCTGTTATTGCACCTTGCACTACATTACTAGCAGTATTTTGACCATCAGAAGTTCCGTATCCATACAAACCACCTTGAGCAGATATTGTCAAAGGTTTTAAAATCCATCTAGCTAAAGAAGGTAATTTATTTATATTTTTAAAAGCAGTTTTAGTTATACCACCAGGAGTAACTATTCCACCCATAATTTCTCCTGCTAAAGCTGATTCTGGATTTTCTTGTGCATATTGTTGCATTTCTTCTCTAATTTCTTGTAAAACTTTTTTATAATCTTTATCGCCAACTTGCGACCTAACTAATGCTTCTAAATTATCACTAAAACCAAAAGTAGCTCCTTTTGCTACAAATCTTAATGCGTTAGGGTCTAGTGCGTTTACATTATAAGGGTCTGCTACACCACCAAATCCTCCATACTCTGTCATAGCTTTTAATCTATCTTCATCTTTATTAATTACATTATTTATTACATTATCATTATTAATATTTGTATTATTTGTTATTTGATTTGTATTAATATTTGCATTAGGGTCTGTAGCACCTAAATCTTCAAAAGTTATATCAGGAAAAGGTTTCTTAAATCTTTTCTGTAAATTTTGAATTAAATAATCATCTGATAAATTATTATAATTTGGTCTTAGTTTTCTATAAGATTGAATATCCATTATTACCAAGCTTCTCCATTGTTATAAAGCATACCATCTTCATCTATTATTTTTTTCCATTTATTCCAATTAGGAATAATAGAAGAATATTTTAGCTCTGGAGTTCTTTCTTTCCAATTTTTTATTACATCAGCACTTGTTTTAACATGATTTGTATATTTATCTTCAACCATTTTTCTAATTGTATTAGCTACTATTGATATAGATTGTCTAGTTTCAAAACCTATTTTATCACCTTTAGATAAATTACTTAAAAATACTTTTACTGCTTCTTCTACTCCAGCAGATTGTGCTGTTTGTTTTACTTCTGGGTCTCTTACTACAGACCCTTCATCTAATAATTTATTAAATAAAAATATTGATGCCCAATCAAATATACCTTGAGATGCTATAGAGTTGCCGTCTGCTATAGTTTTTTCTAATGATTTTATTTGGTTTTCACCTAAATCTAATTCATTTTTAATATACTTTATAAAACCTGGTTGGTCATTTTGATATTGTTCTTGTGCTTCTCTAATTGCATTTAATTTTCCTATTTGTGTATCTACATCTTGCCAAGATTTAGCTATAATAGCATTTCTAAAATTTTTCCCTTCATCTGATTCAAATTTGCTAATATTTAAAAAATCTTGAGCATTACCTTTTTTAATATTTAATGTAGAGATAGGAACTTTTACAGATTTTCCATTACTTATTATCATAGCATAACCTGTTTTTATTCCTTTAGCATTATATTCTATTTGTCCTTTTGTTTCTGCTAAACCATCATCAGTTGTTACTGCTATATCTTTTGAATCTTTTGAATAAGTAAAAGTTCCTGCTTCTGGTTCTTTAACACTAAAATTTTTAGTATCTGTTAAAAATTTCCTAGATACATTATCTAATAATACTACTGTAGTAACTCCATTTTCTGTTTTTAAAAAACTAGTTACATTTTTTTTCTGGTTTTCATCATCATAAATATTAAAAGTATCTATTTTATCATATTTAGGAGCTGTTTTTTGTTTTAATTGGTCTTGAAATAAATTATATTCAATTTCATTAATACCAGCACCTCTTAATGCTTGGCTTAATGCTGTTTGAGGATTTCTTGATAATGTTTCTTGTTCTAGTCTTTCTCTACCTGTTAGAGCATCTGCTACTCTACCTAACATATTTCTATCTTCTGTAGGCTCTCCTACTGTTACAGGTTGAGGTGCGTATGGTACTCCTCTAAAAGATTCTATTTGCTTTTCAGGACTTACTGTAATTTGTCCTGGTATTAATTCTTCTGATGGTCCTGCATCTATAGCTCTTTGTATTTCTGATACTTTAGTAGCAAATTCATCTTGTCTTGCTAATCTATTTTCAGCATTACGCACAGCATTACCAGCTCTAATACCACCTAATACTTGTGCTGTTAATACACCTGCTACTGGTCCTATACCACCTCCAGCTGCTGCTTTATACATACTAGGAGAACCTATAGCACTAGATTTAGCATATTCTTGTCTAGCCCTTTCTAATAATTGTTGTATTAATGGGTCTTCTTGTCTTCTTGGAAACCCTTTTCTTCTAAATACTGCCATATTATATTCCTATTTTTATTTTGGTGCAACTGCACTACTTAGTACACTACCTAATGCTGCCATTTGAGCACCATAAGCATCTGTTGCTGTGTCATATCTTCTGTTAATATCTAATCCTTCTGCTTGTCTAGCTGCAAAGATTGGTGGAGGTGCAATACTTGTTGCTGGTACATCTAATCCAGTTGTAGCTATTTGTCCACCTCTAGTTGTTGGAGATGGCAGTCCTGTTAATGTAGCAATCTCTGATAGTGGTACTTCTCTTTGTAATAATAAATCTGCAAGTTGTCTATCTCTCCTTCTTTCTTGTTCTGCTACTTG